TGGCATGAGTTGAATTTTGACGTTCGCCCGTACTCCATGCAGCACTCCACCCCTGAGCAAAGGGCTCAATTTGTAATGGAGTTAATTAATAACCCCAATATGATTCAAATGCTGCAAGAAAACGGCAAGACGTTTGATATGGACCGAATCCTGTCGCTTCTGTCAGAATACAACAACATACCGGAGTTGATGGATATTATCGTGAACCAAGACGGACAGCCCTTAATGGGGCAAGAGTCGGTTGGGAAGAAACCCGGTTCAAGTATGCCGACAAACACCACAAGGACGTATGAACGAGTAAGCAAGCCGGGAGCAACGGATCGCGGTCAAAACCAGATGATGCAGCAGATGCTAGCAGCCCAAAACAACCAGCAACCCCAGATGAATATTGGTTCGCCTCAGCCTTGATAGACTGCACGAAGTAACAGAAAAGTACAACGAAAAGTTTTTATACGCATTACTCGCACAAGAAGAAGCAAGTATTACCGGGGAGCCGTATTCAGAAGACTACATGGAATTGTTCTTGGAGTTTCCAGAGGAAATGGACAAACTTCCAAAGTCATTTTTAAGTGAACAGCTAAGTAAATTAGGGTGGGATATTTATGGCAGAGATTAGAAAACACTATTTGTTCAAAGACCCCGATGGTGTATTAAGATGGCATGACCACCCCCAATCGCTTGTAACTGGTTCTGCTCCGGCAGAGTATTGGTCCCACAACCTTGGAGTTAATCCAACCCAAATACCGGAACTCCGGTCGCATTTAGAGAAACACGGTCTTGGCAGCACCGAAATTCGTGCCGATGGTGCAGTTAAGGTCAGAAGCAACGGACATCGCAACAAACTACTTGAAGCGTCTGGTATGCACGACCGGGACGCTTGCTACAGACAAAGGGCTAAATAATGCCATACGGACGCGAAGACGAATACACCGGACAAGAAGCCCAAGATTGGGAAATCTTGCAACAGAACATGCCTAATGCTTCTGACGAAGAAAAAAGCCAA